TTTTTTTTTCGCCCGTGTGACATAATACGCTCCAAGCTGCCTTGTCAGGCCACTATTCTTCCGCGCATGCCATGCCATAACAAGAGCGTCGGCCCGGTCGGGGGAACGAACGCCGCGCTTCGCCATGTCTTCCTTGCTTTCAATGCGGACACGTCCGATTGCGTCTGTTTGGAGGCGGGGAGCGACCAGCTGCTCGATGGTGTCCTCGTCAATGTCGAGGATGAGCTCTTTTTCTTCGATGCCGCAGGCCAATGCTCTCCATGCCTGGGCGCGGAGGTTGACAAAGGCCTGCGTATCATCGGCCGGGAAGCCGCCCCGATAGGAGTGCACCGGGAAGCCCTCAGCGCGGAAGTCGTCAATAAGGGGGAGTCCCAGCCCGTCGCCGTCCGCGAAAATGCGGTCGGCGGGGATGCCAAGCTCGGACGCTCGTCTGCGGAACCGTCCGCGCGCTCCTACGGTGTCCGGGTCCGACCAATGGTCGGCAATGAAAAAACGGTTGCCTTGCCCGGCCGCGAAGACATTTTCGTCGCCCCCGGCGGCGAAGTCAAAGCCGCCACAGGTCTCCCCGGTGTCGAGGAAGGGCGGCGGGTTGTTGACCAGCTCCATGAGGGCGCGCCGGGAAATGACGGACTGGCCGTCGAGATCGGTGAATTCCCCGAGGATGGCGGAACGGTAAAAGGATGATTGCTCGCCGTATTCTTTTTTAAGGCGTTCGGCCTTGCCCGGATCGTTGATCTCGATGTGAGGGCAGTCCTCGTACTTGACACGGATTTTGTAGTAGAGGGATGAATTTTTGTGAAAGCAGTCGTAGAAGGTACCGGAATCAGCCCCCGGCGACGAGGTGATGAACGCGTTGAAGAGTGTGCAGCGGGAAACCGCGGTGAAGATGGAGTCCGGGATGGTCTTGGCTTCGTCGAGGACGTAAAAGACGGGATCCACGTCGGGCGAGATTTTCGGGTGCCATCCTTCGGCACGGCCCGCGTTGTCGGTGGAGAATCCCACAGCAAAGCCTCCTTCCGGCGTGCGGATTTCCGTTTTGTTGAATGTCCAGCCGGTGAAAAAAGGATTATCCATATAGCGGCGTAGCGCCGGGAAGAGCTGCTTTTCCACCTGCATCCATGACGAGGATGTGACGGGGACCTGCCCCCGCGGGAAGCAGGCGAGAAAGTACAGGATAGCCGGCGCGATGCAGTTGGAGGTCTTGCCGGATCCGTTGGGAGCCACGAGGGCGACACTCTTCCCTCCCAAGGTCAGCTTGCCGAGGGACAACGCCTTGATGGCCTCCACCTGCCAGGGATAGGGCTCCAGGCGGAGGATGTGACGCAAGAAGAAGCTGACAGGGATGCGTGTCCTGATTGGTTAAGGATGGAGTTTGCCGACGATGGTTTCCAGCGCGGTTTTCTCGTCTTCTTGGAGCTGGGCGAGCTGCTCAGGGTCCAGGGTTATTTTGCGTTCAAGCGGCGCGCCGGGAACGCCGGCAACATCCTGCCGGACGCGTTCCCCAAATCTCTCCGGGGCGAAACGGCCAGCGACTTTCAGGCGCGTTTCAATGGCGAGCTTCTTCGCCGCGACAGAAGCCGATCCGCATTCCGGGTCGAGGGCAACTCTCGCCGCATCATCCGCCAGGGCCTGGCAATCATCGAGCATGGATTCCGACTGAGCTTCCCGCGCGCGTTGAATGAGTTTGGAAAACTCCGGCTTGGTTTCCCGCCAATTCCAAACAGTCCAGACTTCCGGCATGTGAGCAGCGGAGCAAATGGATTTCATCGTTTCCCCTGCGGCCAGTCTTGAGACTATCTCTTGAGCTAATTCGTCAGTATATAGACTTGGGCGCCCAGGAGGGCGCTTTATTGTTGATGTGGACTTCTTTTTCCTGCGGCTTTATCTAATGGGAGAAAGACAAATAAATCAAGTGGTTTGTTTGTTCTTGATTTATTCGCCTTTTGAAAAAATATAGTTGTCATGAAAAAGTGCGCTATATGCGGCAAGGATATTCCGCCCCGCTACAAGGCGAGGAAAAGGATGTATTGCTCCCGTGCATGCCTCCAGGCGCATTATGCTGCAGTCTGGGAGACTTTCACGTGCCCTGTATGCGGCAAGGCATTCCGCTCCAGGAAGGCGCTGCATCAGAGATTTTGCTCTACTGAATGTGCAAAAATAGGGCAGAAGGGCAGAAAAATCATGTCTGAGGCGTTTCTTGAAGCTTGCAAACATAGAGGCGTTCCCGGCCCGCGAAAACATCCGCGAACGGGAAAATTTGAAACCAACTGCCATGCGAAAGTCTGGCACTTGGAATCTCCTGAAGGAGAGGAAATCACCGCGCGGAACCTCAAACTCTACATGATAAACAGGTATGGGGAAAAAGAGGGTAAAAGAGTATATGGACTCCTAGTTTGTGCGGCGGGACGTTTCCGCAAAATGGGTAGAGGGAACGGCGCCGGATGGAAGTTGCTTTCCCTCCCTGATTACCCGGAAGAATAAAAAAGGGCGGCTCCGAAGAACCGCCCTTTTCTTAGGGAATAAGCGTTTCCGCTCGTTTTTTGATCTTACGATCGTTTCAATCCACAGCCCCGAAGGGCTGACAGTTCTAGAAAGAACAAATCCCTTTTCTCACATTTTGCGTCAACCCGCAAGAAAAAACGGAATGACAACTTTTTCCGTCTTTTTTCATTTTCTTCTTGCGTTACTATAAATTTTATAGTAACTTGATCTTGTCAACGGGAGGTAAGGGACCGAACGAAGACACAATCCAAACAACAAAACTAGAAAGAACAAGACAATGAACGAAAACAAAATCATCATCACGGAAGACGGAAAAAAAATCAATCTGTCCAACCTTGAACATGAATTCGGCAGCTACGAACTCGACGGCAAAACCTACTACGCAACAGGCCAGATGGAATGCACTTGCCGTGTTTTCCCCGGTTCCTACGCCGATAAATACGAAGACGGCAGTTACATGGAAGAATGGTCCGCTCCCGGCTATGATGCAGAAGGAAACAAGGTTGAAATCTTCATGCTTTTTGAACAAATGACTGGCGAAGAAATAGAAGGAGAAAACCTTAACTGGTCCCAGGCTCCTTCCCGTGTAGAAGTTCGCTAAATAAATTTCATGGGGCGGTCAACCACCGCCCCTTTTTTTTTCATACTATGACCGCACAAGAATTCATTGACTGGGTGCAGAACAAAAACAAGTTCTTTAGCCGCACTTCCGCCGTTAGAAGAGCATCAAACATGATGCACGTGACGCAAGACACCATTTGGAAATGGTTGAGCGGAAAACAAAAAACGCCCCCTTCCATGTCATTACTCATGGAATTATTGCACGAAAAATACAAAGAAAAAAGAATACGCCTCACCATAACTGACGAGCAATATCAAGAAATGCTCCCACTGCTTGGGAAAAAAACTGATACAGCAATTGCGGAAGAACTAGGAATACCCGCAGTAACAGTATATCAAACACGCAAAAAACTTGGAATCTACAGAGCCATAAAACTCCCCGTACCAGAAGTTGATCAAAAAGAACTAATTGACTTACTTGGAAAAGAAACTGATGCCGAAATTGCTAAAAAATTCGGTTATTCAAAAACTGGAATAGCCCTCATTAGAAAAAATTTAGGAATTAAATCATTCCGTCAAAGTAAAATATCACCAGAACAATATGAAGAAATTCGGAAACTGCTCGGAAAAGAACCTGATACATTAATTGCTGAAAAATTCGGTTGTTCAGATTCAAAAATAGCTCTCATTAGAAAGAGCTTAAAAATTGACGCATTCCGTCAAATCAATATGTTATCACCAGAGCAATATGAAAAAATGTTGCCACTGCTCGGAAAAGAACCTGATAAAGTAATAGCGGAAAAACTTGGAATTAAAATATCAACTGTCCGCTACAAACGCCTGCAATTAGGGATTAAAAGGTACACTAAAAAACATAAAGAAGAAAACTATCCTCAAGACCTGATTAAGATGCTAGGCAAGGCTCCTGATACGGTAATTGCAGAAAAATTCGGCTATTCCAGAGCAGGAATATGCTTCATTAGAAAAAATTTAGGAATTAAATCATTCACTCAAAATAGAATATCTCCAGAGAAAAAAGAAAAAATACTGCCACTGCTCGGAAAAGAACCTGATAAAGTAATAGCGGAAAAATTTGGAATACCGTGTTCATACGTAAAACAGTATCGTAAAAAACTAGGAATTAAAATTTCAAACGCATCCATTAAGAAGGAAGACGAAAGTATGATTCTTGATTTATTAGGAAAAACATCTGATTTAAGTATTGCAAAAAAAACAGGGTACAGCATATACACAATTATAAAATTTAGAAAAGAACAAAACATTGAACCATTCAGCAAGAACAAATTAGATAGACTTACACCGAAAGATCGCAAAAAACTTTTATCCATGATAGGAAAAAATCATGATAAAATAATAGCTGAAAAATTTGATATTTCTTCCGAAGCCGTAAGAAGAATCAGAATAAAAATGAACATACCGGCATTGCGTGAGGAAAAAAACCTAGAAGACACAATAAAACAGAATAAAGATTTAATCGCCTTACTGGGAACAATGACTGACAAAAATGTTGCGGATAAAACGGGCATATCAATACAAGTC